GCCAGGAGCTTTGGCCCTAAATAAATAAGGACCATAAATTAAATTTGAATCATAGGGAACGGATGCAAAAACGTTTTTGGAGGCGGTAGAGGTAACTTGAGGGTTAAATTCATACGTGCCATAATTATAAGCATTAACTAAAAGTGCATTCAAAGGAGAGTTAGTAGAATCAACAAACATATCACCATAATAAACATCAGAACGCACACCTTGAAAAATTGTAACTAAACGATTAATGGGTCTATTTAAACAAAAAGTGTTGGTGTTAAGGCGAGTTGAAATACCGGGGAAAAGTAAGGAGGGAGTTAAAGCTTGCATATAAATAGCTTCGGTGGCGTCATCTGTAAAAGAAATAGTTTTTTGATTATCTATTGACAAACCACCTAACGGGCAACGACCAACAAATTCGGAAATGCTAATTGAGTCGTTGTTGGAGGTAAAGGAGGGGGAAGAAACCGGACCATCAGTAATTAAAGTTTGAGGTTTTGCTTTAAGACCTTCTACTATGATGCGGATCATTTTGGCGGGCCCAGATGAATAAGCACCCTCCATGGAAACAAAATTGCTAATATTATTGGATGGTACTAACTTAGGTATAACAGGAGGTTTAACTAAAGGAAAATCAATACCTTGTGCTTGAGCCCTAAAAGTGGGTGGAGGGGGGGGTGCGGGAGTTGTAACATTTATCATGATGCCAGGATTAGATGAATAACTTGGTGAGCGAGTGACTAGATCGCCATGAACATAAATTAATAGTGCAAGATCTTGGGCTACTGTTGTGGGACAAATAATTTTATTGAGTACACGAAACACTAAATAACCCCAAATGGAATCTCTATAATAATTGTAAGTGGAAGGAGTACCAGGAACCTCAATGGTGAAATCAGAAGCTTCCTTAACGTTAATAATGGTATTCCAATGCTTGGACCAATCAAGAGTGGCAACGTCATGATTCATACCAGGAAGATAAGCTACCTGGATTTTACCTGAATGGAAAAGTGTTTTAGGAATTTTAATACGATAATACAATGTTCCAGTAACTAAATTGAAAAATTCTGTGGCTAAGGCTGTACGAGTAAAATTACCGTTATATGAAGTTTCAAAATTTGGATTTGGTGTGATTGCAGAGCTAGGAGTAACTTTAGACATGGGAGCAACTTTAATTGTACCAAGATGAACACCGGAAGCAGCTGTTTTGGGCCAAGGAATGACACCTAAAAAGGAACGTTGTTGGTACAGGTCGGAAAAACTGTCGGAAGCGGAACCGTCAGGACAAATTAATGAAGGTTTTGGTGCATAGGGATAGGCTCCGCCGGGTGGGCCTTGGAGGTCATCAATCATATTGAAGGCAGTAGGAAGCTCCCAACGTGCCTGAGTAATTAGGGATTTACCGGCAATGTGAGGTTTTAATTCAGGTCCTTGAGCTTGGGCGCGAAAATAT